GTATGCGTATTTGATGGGAAACGATATGATCATTAATAAAGTAGGATTCACATGTAGCACATTTGATTTACTCCATGCAGGACATATTGGCATGTTGAGAGAAGCAAAAGAACATTGTGATTATTTAATTGTAGGACTACAAAGCGATCCAACTATTGATAGACCTGATACAAAGAACCAACCAATACAAACAATGGTAGAACGTTATGCACAACTTAATGCATTAAAACTAGTTGACGAAATTGTTCCATATCAAACAGAAGAAGATCTAATTGACATACTAGAATTATTTGAAATTGACGTAAGATTTTTAGGCGAAGAATACAGAGAAAAAGAATTTACTGGAAAAGACGTATGTCGTAAGCGTGGCATAGATTTACATTTTAATAAACGTGACCATAGGTTCAGCACAAGTTCACTACGGAAACGTGTTTGCGAAAAGGAAAATAAATGACAATACATGCGATGATTGATTTAGAAACATTAGGCACTTCACCCGATTGTGCTGTGTTAACTATTGGCGGTGTTAAGTTTAATCCCAATGCTATCTCAGAACCGTATCAGCCTTTTTATTATAGATTTAATGTAGACGAACAATTAGAAAAAGGTCGCACAGTATTAGATAGCACATTAGAATGGTGGGGCAAACAAGAAGAAAGTGTGCGTAACGAAGCACTAGGTGATGAAAATAGAACACCAGTATTAGAAGTATTACAAGCACTAAACAAATGGTGTGTTGGTGTTGATACTATTTGGTGTCAAGGACCTGCATTTGATATTGTAATACTAGAAAGTATGTTTAAAGAATACAATCATCACATACCTTGGCCGTTTTGGAAGATACGTGATAGCAGAACACTGTTTGGTATTATGCCAGTAGACCCACGCAAAGCAATCAACTTTGCGGCTCACAATGCATTAGAAGATTGTAAAGTTCAAGCATTATGTGTTCAGCAAACACTACAAAAGTTACAACTGGAGGTTAGATAATGTTACATACTGTAGAAGCACTAATAGATAAAATCAAAGCAATGCACGATAAAGCAATTTTACTACATAGACTTCGAAATCAGTATTCAGAACATGCAGACCGAACATACGACAAAGCAGAATGTCAGTTGTTAATTGATGATATACAATACATGGCTAAACTTATTGCAAACGATACACAAGGTGATGAGATTAAAACTGAAATGGAATACAAGAAATTTATAAAGGATCAAACTGACTGAAGAACAAGTAAGAGCAGAATACAGAGAACATAGAAAAGACCCAGTATTTGCTGAGCTTTGGCCAGACACAAATAGAGCTTTTTATGAATGGTGCTCGCAATATTTAGACTACAATCACATAAAGGATAAAAGAGATGAGGATTGAAGAAGATCAAAAATTAGATTACAGTGACGTGCTTATTCGTCCAAAACGTTCAACACTAGGTAGTCGTAAAGAAGTTGACTTAGAACGTGGATTTACATTCCGTAACTATACGCCACATTTTCCAGAAAATGCAGTATACAGACACTATCGTGGTGTTCCACTTATGGCAAGTAACATGGACGGTGTTGGAACATTTGAAATGGCAGACGAATTAGCAAGTCAAAAGATTATGACTTGTTTAGTTAAAACTTATAGTGTAGAACATTTAGCGGCATACTTTGGAACAGATAGTGAAGAACGCAGAGAATATGTAGCAATGAGTATCGGTATTATGCCAAAAGATTCCGAAAAGTTTCAAAATGTATACGCACAATCAAGCAAAGGTTTAAAGTATGTTTGTATTGATGTAGCAAATGGATATAGTGAACGATTTAGTAACTTCGTTAGAAAGTTTAGAAAACAATATCCTAATGTAGTAATCATTGCAGGCAATGTAGTCACTGGTGAAATGACAGAAGAATTAATTCTAAATGGTGCAGATATCGTTAAAGTTGGTATCGGACCAGGTAGTGTTTGCACAACTCGTATTCAAACTGGTGTTGGATATCCACAATTATCAGCAGTCATTGAATGTGCCGATGCGGCTCACGGGCTAGGTGGACATATAATCGCTGATGGCGGTTGTGTTTGCCCTGGTGATGTAGCAAAGGCTTTTGCCGGAGGCGCCGATTATGTAATGCTAGGAGGAATGTTAGCAGGACATGACGAAGGTGGCGGTGAAGTCGTAGATGGAAACATTCAGTTTTATGGTATGAGTTCAGATGCGGCAAATGTAAAACACTTTGGCGGACTTAAAGATTATCGAAGTTCAGAAGGTCGTGAAGTATTAGTTCCATATCGTGGTGCAGTTTCAAATACAATACAAAATATTTTAGGTGGCATTAGATCAACTTGCACATACTCAGGTGCTAAAAGATTAAAACACCTTATGCGTTGTGCAACATTTGTAAGAGTGCATAATCAGTTCAACCGAACATATGAGAATACCACAACTAAATCGTAAAGAGCTATGCATTTTCAACATAGCGTCTTTGCATCAGATAAGTAAGTGATTTTGCATTATCTTAGATAAATAAAAGTGTAATAAAAAGAGCGACCTCGGCTCAGAAAAAAAGAGCGGCAGTTAGTGCCACGCTAACTGACTCTGGGAAAGACCAGGGCATAACCCATGCCTTACAAGCGATACATTATGAGGTATCGTGGTAGCAGCCAGGAGAGACTGGCAAAGAAGAAAACGGATGCTTTCCCAAAAACATCCCATATAACACATTAAAGGAGAAGCCAATGGCAACCAATTTTTTTGGTGCATGGGCAGAACTCTTCAACGGAACACGTAGAACTCGTGTGAAATATGAGGCTGATCTGCTTACCTATGCAAAGACAGAATATACGAAAGACTGGCAGTATGCATACCAGTATATGCTAACACACGATGGCAAAGGGCCACATCAGCACATGGAGATATCTAAATGAGGATTATTAGAACACTTAAGAGTTTATTAAAAAAGAATCCGGTATGTAAAACGACATATAATCAATTACATCGTATGTCAGACAGAGAATTATCAGATATTGGAATATGTAGAGGAGACATTAGACGTGTGGCCAGCATGGCTAGTGTAATCGAACGCAGAGAACAATTTTAGATAACTACATACATAGAATACTAGTTTAGTATTCTTGACAAAACCGCTTACAAGCATTCGTTGGAGCCGATATTTACTGTGCCCAAGTTGCTTTAAGCGGTTTTTTATTATCTATAGTTTTAATCGGCTAAATACTATTATGAGTAAAGTTAATTTAATGCCACAAATAGTAGAATCATTGCAAGCCACACAATCACAAGAAAAGAAATTTGAGATTGTAAAAAAGTATGAAAAAGAAACATTATTTAAACGTATTGTTTTGTTCGCATACAATCCATGGATAGATTTTAAATTACAACATTTTGTTCCTAAACATATGGGTAAACAATTTGGCATGGGCATGAGTAGGTTTATGCATATGTTTGAAGAACTTATAGAAGGACAACTTGATCCAAAAGATGCAGAGTTTGGATTTAATATGGCATTTATACATGTTAATTCAGAAGAAGCACCAATACTATTAGGTATAATTAATCAAGCATTAGACCTTGGCTTAGAAATAGAAACAATTAATAAAGTGTGGCCTGATTTAATAGCTGATTATCCAATACGCACAGCAAAAATATCATCTTATAAAAACTTTGATAAATTTCCTGCAGCTATGCAAACAGTAAGCAAAGGCCTAAGAATTAATGTTATTGTTACAGATAATATAGTTCAATATAGACAAAAAGATGGTAGTGTAATCAAAGGATGGGAACATTGGAACGAGCAATTTCTTAATCTTGCACAAGGACAGAATACTGTATTTGATGGTCATGCCGTAATTGCAAAAAACAACAAGGTAGCCGAAACAGACAATACCAAAGTGTTAGAAGCAGATATTGAAGATATAAGATTTATATTTTGGGATGTTATACGCTATGATGGATTTATATCAGGGAAAGATACTCGTATAGGTTATAATTGGCGTTACAATGGACTTGAACATATGATGATGTTAGCATATGCAAAAAATCCAGAACCATGTTATGATATCCTAAAAGCAGAAATGATAGGTTCAAAAGAACAACTGGATACTGCAATAAAAAATTACAGCAAAGCAGTTATTAGGTCTTTAGACGATACTTGGGCAACAGGTGAAAGTGATGGAGAGATTATTTCTTCTCAGAAATAATTTGTTCTAGTCTATGGTTTTGTATTCTTGTATTTTTAATATAACGCCAAACTTTTCCTCTACCGTTATCAATTTCAAATGTAGTTTCAGAATAACCAATACTAATGATAGTTGCACGTTCGCCATCTAAATATACAACATCACCAGGTTCAAACCCAGGCTTTAATTTCCAGCGTATGCTTGCTACTAAATCACCTACTAGCTCTTTGAACCATAATGCAATTACACCTGATATAAGCAATGCTAATGCAGGTGTTAAATATGTTGTAATGCCTTGTTCTACTATAGTTGTGTCCATATTACTATTTATGCAACGTATAAATATATACGTAGTTAACAAGGAATAATAAAATGAAAATTGCACTTTGCATATCGGGTGAAACAAGAGAGTATAATAAATATCATGGACCTGATCAGTTTATAACACTTTTACTAGAGTTAGGACATACAGTTGATGTATTTGCTCATACATGGAAACATTGCGAGCATCCAGTTCCACTTCTTTATCCATTTAAAAAATTAGTTATTGATGATCAACAAGAATTGATAGGGTTATGGTCAGCCAGTCATCCGCAGAATCGTTCCTGGTCCGATACGCCTGACTCTCCGCCTTATCCGTTAACAGTTACATGCGAGAAAATAGGACAGCATGTGGGTGGAATAAAAAGTCTACAACTTCCAGAAACAACAGATTATGATGTATTTTTTAGATGGCGTTGGGACTTAGTGCCACAAGGTCAATGGCAAGACAAACAGCGTGATTGGATAGATACATTATATAATCCATGGATTGAATGGATAGGATCAAACAATAATCTTCCAGTTTGTATAACAGAAAATAGTGGATGGATTGCTAGGTATAATTGGTCAATACAAGATACAAATTTTATGTTAAATAAACTAGCTCATACTCGCATAAAAGCAAAGTCATGGCAAACAATGATTGCTAATGTGTGGGGACAAGTAGGAAAATGTAGCTATCATACATTATGGAATCAAATAATTCTACGAGAACTTGATGCTGATTTTGGATGCCAATTACCACACATTACAGGATTTGATTCGCCTGATCGATCTAGACAAAAAGCAAAAACAGGAAAAGGATCATGACATATATAAACAACTGCCATACGCATAGACAAGATATTATAGACAGATTTGAACCTGCATATGTCATGGAGAAGTTTTTCTCTGACGATAATTTACAAACACTTATGAATTATCAATTCCAAAATGCAAAGCGTGTAAAAGCAAGACCAAGCAGTGGTAATATACAAAGTGTTGTAAGTGTGCAACGTATGTTTAAAACAAACAAATGGCTAACACACAAGTTTACTGAAGCGTTAGGTGAGTTCGATCCGGTGCTAACTGGTAATTTTTATATTACAATACAGCATCACGATACTCATGTAGATTTAATCAACGAAGATGAAGAAAACGATCCAGTATTTCATAATCTAATACCTTGGAAAAGTGTAGTGTTTCCTATGTTCTTATCAGAAAATGCAGACTGCTATACAGCATTTATGCATCAACGTAGAATAGGATATGCGGCTACATTTGATAGAGAATCATTAACACAACAAAAAGACAGTAGTTATAAATTGTTTAGAGAATATGATGGATTTTTAGATGTAAATGGCAATTCATTACCAAGCACAAATGATAGTCCAGGATGGTCAGCAGAAAAGTATCCATTAATAAGTAAAGAAAATTTTAGTGGGTTTAGTGAAGAAGCAATATTTAAACAACGTATAGGAGATGTGATAGTGTTTGATGCATGTCAAGTTCATGCTAGTTGTCAACTACCCGGCTCAGATCCGCATTGGATGAAAAATGGAATGAATATTCAATTTTACAAATCAGTCTAAACGTCTAAACATTCTTTCCAGTCTATTTTTCTAATAGAAGAAAGTGTGTCATAATAATCAAGCATCATTACTCTAAGTTTATCATGGTCTTCTTGTGTGCTATTAAACTCAAGTAACTTGTTAATTCTCTTGTTGTTCAAACTTCTTGCTTTTTCAATAATATGTGGTTGTGCTAAAAATGGTTGTAAATGTTTAGGTTTATAAACACTATTTGCAGACCATTGAATATTTCTAACCTCGCACCAATTTATAAGTTGAGGTAAACTGTCTACACTACCTGCTTGTAAACTTGTTTCAATGTTAACAGTAATATTATCATACTCTAACATTTTATCAACATTGCGTTCTATTTTATTCCATTTAAGTGGCCAACGTATAAAGTCATTAGCAGTGCCATATGCATCTATACTAACATTGAAACGCACTCTAGTAAATCTCTTTAGTGTTTCTTGCAAACGTTTACTAAAGCTACCACCATTTGATGTAATCTGTATATGTATATTGCTATTAATTTCTACAAGGTGTGTTAGGAAATTATCTAGTAATCCATTTACTGTAGGCTCACCACCTGTAAATCTAATACGTCTGGCATTTGATGCAAATTTAACAATCTCTTTAAATTTGTTCTCATCTTCAAACCAATTTGTTTCTAGTGGGTTACTGAATACTCTAAATTGTTCTAGTTGTGGATTTGATTTATTTTCAGTATTAAGTAAACTACTATTGTATGCACTACACATAATACAGCCTGCATTACATAGATTCCCAAATTTAATTTCCATATCAAACAAATTAAATTCTTCTTGATCTGGATAGCGTTCATCACCGTGATGAACCATACCCTCAACGCCTGCTTCTTCATCCCATTTACATTCTGTGCATCCAATAGCAAATCTATCAGCCTTCATGTCAGTCATTAGGTTATTATAGAAATCACTGTTTAAGTAATCTTCTATACTGTTTGTGGATACATCTAGTTGATTGTTATTTTCTTCCCATGCACAGCAAGGCCTATATTTGCCTGTAGAACTAATGCTTACATGATTTGATGGCCATTTACATTTCATATTATTTAACTTTGCACCAACGCATACATATATCTAATTGGTCGCCTTGTGGGTTTTCCTCAGTTGGAAACTTTTGAAATAATTTATCTTTTAATATATCTTCCATGTTATGTGCATCAAGATTATTCCAGTCTGGATCATTTTTCATTCTATCCAATATTATTTTATCCATTGATTTAGACGGATGATCATGGCTTGTCGAATAATGGTCTGTTTTTTCTAATTCATCAAACGTAGTAGCAATATGACAACATGGCCATACTCTACCTTCTATTGTAACTTCTACATCACGCCAATTTGAACTAATAACATGACACTTAAGACATGACATTTAATTTTCCTAATAATGTTTTTACTCTTTCTCTTGTATTACCTTGTGGCATTCCAAGTTGGTGTTCACCTACACCGCTACTAGTAAATCGCATTTTTAACATAAGATTTTGTTTTTTAGCAATGTCAACTGCCTCTACAATTTGATGATGATTCCAATCAAATATAAGAAATTGCCAAACAGCAAAGCCATCGGAGTTATTATATGCTATCATATTTTCCCATGCCTTGTCAAAATTAACACCTTCTCTGTATTTCCAATTGGTATCATGGTCAATACCATCAATACCAAAAACAATTTCTAATTTCTTTTTATATTTGCTACCATATTTAGCATACCATGTTGAGTTGCGTAATCCACCGTTTGTATTAAGCTCTATATGAGTTATACCTATATCAAATGCATGATCAATTATTTCGCCTATGTTAGGATGCATCATGGGATCACCGAACTCTCCACATAACTGTAATTGGCAGTCAGTATCATCTGGTTTATTGTAAATAAAATTATTAAGTCTATGTTTGATTTTATCTAAATCTAAATGTTGTATAGTAAGCCAGTCCCATGCCTCTTTTGTTTCTGGATTAGTCCTAGGACATATTATACATTTAGACTGACAATATGTTGTTATTGCTAAATCTATTCTACGTTGTTTCATATTACTATTTATAAGGTAAATACAAGTGGTTGCAAAATATGTAACATGTAGTATAATTATAACTATTTTACAGGAAATATTATGGCTTATTCAGGAAAAGTGTTAGACCATTATAATAATCCACGCAATGTTGGTAAGTTTGACCCAAAAATTGATACAGTAGGCACTGGAATGGTTGGAGCACCAGCGTGTGGTGATGTTATGAAACTACAAATTAAAGTAGAAGATAATATAATCACAGATGTTGTATTTAAAACATACGGTTGTGGTTCTGCAATTGCTAGTTCTAGTATGGTTACTGAAATGATTAAAGGTATGACATTAGACCAAGCACAAGCAGTTAAAAATAGTGATATAGTTGAAGAACTAGAACTACCACCAGTTAAAATTCATTGTTCAGTATTGGCAGAAGATGCCATTAAGGCAGCAATAGCGGATTATACAGGAAAACACCCTGAAATTAACGCAAAACCGGTTGAGATTTAAGAGATATTACACCAATACTCTTCTGCTCCAGGCTTGAGAGATTCACAACCTCTAATTAATATTTCTAACATGTCAGGAAGGTCTTTTGCAACGCCTGTTACTATTGCAATAAAAATAAAAAGGAAAAGTGCTATAAAAGGACTTAGTAGCATTAACCACCAATAAGTTCTAAATACTCCGTGTCCATGTTCTTTACGATATTCTCTTTTACGTTTGAACCAACGAGCGATGCCCTTGATGATTCTTTTAATACCACCTGTGAACCAATCACCTATTAAGTGTCTAATAACTCTGACAACAATTAAAATTGGACTTGCAATTACTTCCCATATTAAAAGCAATGCGTCAACAATAATATCAACTACATGATCTATTGTCCACCAA